GTGTTGCTTCTGTTCCAAAAAAGCGACCACCTTTGCGTAAATTGCATGATTCACACAATACGCGAAGATTGGAATCATTATCGCCTTCAGCTCCAATCAATCGCTTAGGAATGATGTGATCAATGTGAAGTCTGCCCTCAGTCTGCCCGCACATCTGGCACATGTGACCGTCGCGTTGCAGTATGCGTTCTCGTATCCTTCGCCAACCTTTACCGCTGCCGTTCTTCCAAGCTTTAGACATCAATGCCATCCATTCTTCTTGAAGAATGTTAGAGCATTGCAATGAGATCCATAGCGTGTGCGCTGATAGCGAATGCTCCAGTCAATCTGACGGTATCCATCGAGGTCACGATATTTAGTATTTCGCATCTGGCCTAAGCCGAAATGACTACCTGATTTTGCATCAATTCTCCACGAAGATTCAGCTGTTATCAGCTTGTTAAAGCATTGAAATTGCTTATAGTTAATGATCCGAGAATGTGCATATAGTTTTAGATTATCTATCTCTGTCATTGCTTCCGCTGGTGTTGTGCCCACAACACATAGCACACCCAATAGCACCAGACTTCGCCTGCGAGCTATCCGCCTCAGCGGCTCGCCAGCGAGTATGGAGCGTACTGCCTTAGTCAAGTTACTGACGAGTAAGTGGATAAGTCCAGCGTGCTTCCTGCGTGTCGTCCACAGGTTTTGCTTGCCTGTGGATAACTCCTGTGGATAACTAATAGCCACGGCGTATCACCTCAATCGAACCCCATGGCTCGCGTTCAATAGCTCTGAGAGCAATCTTCATGCGTGCATTGTGTTGATGGATTATCTTAATCGTGGCTGGATGCTGGCGAATTGAGTTACCAGCAAGCAATGTCGGAAGAGCTGTATCGAATGCCACAAGCTTTGTTTCAAGACTTAACCGATCTGCAAGCTTTAGCCAGAATTGGCGATGAACCGTGAATGTATGAGTTCCATCGGCAATGATGTCTTTACCGCTTTCAGCAGCTTTGACGGCCTTAAATCGAACGAAAGACATATATGCATTCACATCTAGTTCTTTGTTTTTTCGAACGGCTTCTGTGTTGTATATGTGTTCAAAGCCAGTTTTATTGGCTGTAAGCCAGGTTGATTTACCGGCAGCTGGTGCGCCCATTAACACGGTAATCATAGGCTTAGCCTTTCAACCTTGTCATCATCGACGAGTTTGATGCCCATCGCTCCACATCCAAGACACGTGCTGAACCATTCATGAAGCGATAGTTCTGACGTCTTTCGAATACCATGACGTTGCTTGGCTTTGCCGTAAAGCTTGGCGCATATCGAGCAATCGAATTCAAGTATTGGCATGAATGGACTTCCTTAGATTCTCAATGGGTTGAAGGTTTATCTGGCTGACCCAATAACCACCTTGGGCTGATTGGAATCGTGGTCGCTTAGCTACGCCGACTGGTATCCAGCCCACGATGTAATAAGTCGGTGATTCACCTACGACGAGCACTGCAATGTCAGTGTCACGATCATCATCAGTCACAATCAGATGACCGCGCTTATGTGGTGTTTGCTTGACTTCTATAGCCAAGCCATCCCAATTCACATCGGGTTCATTCTTGAATGTATTTACCGTAGGCACGAAGTCGCTTACGCCGAAATAGCGTGCAACCGCCATCTCAGCTCCAACAGCTTCAGCATGAATCGTGACGCATGCATGGAAGTTGCCGCCATTCTTCAATCTTTTGTCATTAGATCCATAGCGTGATTCACGTGCAAGGCCAGCTGTGTGAGCGATGATCTCATCTTCACGCGAGAGTCTGACCATAATCATCGGCAACCCTGACAGAACCAGATAATCTTTTCATTGCCATAACCTTTTTGGAATCCGAATGCATCGAAGCGAACCAGCATTGAACACTTATCGCATTGCTCAATTTTGTATTCTTCAACGATGACACCATTCTCCATCAGTTTGCACGTCATAGTTCTTGGGTTAATAATCTCAACAAAGTCGCTCATAGTTGCTGACTCCACTTTCCATTAGATCCAAAGACGTACCAAACTGGGTCGCATTGATTCGGCTTGCGTTCTACGCAGCTGTAATTGCCCCAAGCTTTGCCAGTCTTGGCTGAAATTCCTTCACGCCATACGCGATGCCCATGAACACATTTCGGTGCTTCTGCCAACATCTCACCACCAAGTTGAGCCGTGACTTCTTGGATGGCCTGTGCAGCTGTTGGAATGCCTGATGCTTCAGCTTCTTCACGTGTCTTAAATGATGGCACGTCACCGAATTTAGTGTTCCAGTAATCGGGTTCAGTATTAGCAACCTTGGCTGGCATCTTCTCAATCTGTTCCATCGTCTCACGCACTGTGCGTTCAGCACCGCCCATGACAAGCTGCATGACTCTAAGAATTGCCGATGTGCATGTGTCCTCGACAAACCAGCGTTTCATGTTCTGCACATAAGCGCCTTGATAGCCATATGCGTAATCAATTCCTGCTGGGTGTTGATCTGTGTCGTTTCGATATGCTTCAGCTTTTACTAGCACGTAGCCCTTTTCAGCATCGAATTCCATTACGCGTGTTTCGATGCGTCCAGTTGGATATGTCTTGATCCAGCGATCTGTGCGAGCGCGTGCAGCTTCGTAGTTGTCCAAGAACCCCATTAGATGACCGCCTTAGATGATGCGTGACGTCCAACAGCCTTGCCGCGTTGGTAGCCATCCTTATGGCCTTCTTTGTATCCGACTGCATAACTGCATATTGCCCAGAGAATGCACGCTATCGCCATAAGTACGAATAGCCCAACTTCACTCGTTGTCATAATTGCTCCCGATTCTGAGAGCTGCCAATCAGCTCTCGAAATAGAGAGTGACAGGCTTATCCGACAATTTCAAGATTCCCGCATGAGAATCGGCGTGTCGATTACTTCTTTAGAGCGATTTCAAGCATCAGTTGATCTAGTCTGGCTTCAATTCGACTGACCTGATCCTTCAAAGAATTGCCCCCATTCGGTGAAAGCTCTCGCATGATCGACTTCACCATGAATCGCATTGACGAATAGATGGCAGTCAGCACCGCAATGACAAGACCACCGACTGCCGTCCATTCGCCTACGCTCACTTCTTGTTACCGAAAGCTACATCATTCGGATTAGCCCACCGCGCCAAGACTGGAACGAGTCCAGCGACTAAGCCCATTGCTAAATCTTTCGGATTCTGATTGCCCGTCATCCATACTGCCAACGCACCAGCGATAGAGCTGCGCGCCCATGATGCCAGCATTGCTTTAGCTTGATTCATTAGTTCTCTCCTAGCTTCAAGCTCCCGATGAGTGCAACGACCTTCGCTTCACTCAATTCGATTTCGAAGTGCATTTCATCAATTCTGCCTTTGTAGTCGCCGCCCCATTTTAGCCCGTACTTCTTGGCTAAAGCTCGAATCATTGCCACCTTTTCTGATGGGAATGTTCCGACCTTGCCCAGCGGGTGTTTCGTAGCGTTTAGATCAATGGCTGTTCCCGATGCGTGATTGCTCAGTTTGTCAGTTGAGCCACGTACCATCCGAAACGCATAGCCCCAATCATCAAGCTGGCCTTCATCAATGGGTTCAATCAGCTGGTGAAATTCCTTGCAGAATCCAGCAATCAATGGCGCGACGGCTTTCGCACATCGCACCTTGACCTTTGTTCCCTCGATTGGAACGCTGATGATGTGAATCTCAGCTGCATCTTTCGATGCTTGCCAGCCGTTATGACTTTGGATCATTAAAGACCGAGTGCCTTCAAATCATCTGGAGTTAAACCAAGCGCAGTCAATTTTGATTGAGCCGCGGCTTTTTTTGATAATGCTTTAGAATCTTGCTCGGCTTTCCAAGCATCATATTGAGCAAAGCCAGCTTCAAATTGCGCCTTAGTAATTGGCTCACATTCAACAAATTGTATGCCTTCGTATTCATTACCCGAAGCAATATATCCGCCTTGAGGAATGAGCATTGTTAATACATCTCCAATGTCAGCCATTATGCACCTATCTCTAAAAGAGTAATTGTTGAAACGCCTGAATTAGCTTGAACGCGAACGCTCGCGCCACCTGCTAATTCTGACCTAAATTGTGTTTTGTACGTTGTTGCACTTGTAGTTGCTGGACTGTCTAAATAAGCTGTTGATGCTGCACCAACAGCATTAGTGGCCGTGGATTCTGTTCTGCCACCTTGTCGCTCGAATTCAATTATTGAAGAACCAGCGCGTAATAGTTGCACATAACAGAAATTATCTGCTCCAAGTTGCTTATACACACCAGACTGCGTAACGAGACAAAGAATCTTGCTAGTGTTGAGTGTTGGTGTAATGGTTGCAGTTAAACCTGTGTCGGCATAGGAAGTTGTTGAATTAATCGTTTGTGTTGCGTAAGTTGCTGAAACTACTTGCAATACTTTTCCGCCGCCACCTGCTGGCGTTTTCCATTCAGGTGCAGTCGCACCCGTATTGACTGTCAATACTTGACCAGCAGTGCCAATTCCTAATCGTGTTGGTACTGTTGCATTTCGATAAATTATGTCGCCAGCCGTTGTGACTGTTGATTTGGCAATCGCTGCATTAGCTAAATCATAAGATGTCTTTACAGCGTTTGGTGTCGCTGCGGTTGTCGTTGATGTGCTGGATGTTGAATCAGTCAGTTGAACAGCTCCAGATTGAGTTGTTGAACCAGCTTGAATTCCAATCGTTACATCGCCCGAGCTTCCACCACCTGTGATTGGGGATGTTACATTCACCGCAGTGATGTCGCCTTGATCGTTTGCAATCCAAGTGAAATCCATGTCGGTGTTTGATGCTTTTGAAAGAATCTGTCCTGTCGTGCCACCTAATAAATCAGCCATTGAAGTGGCAACAGCTTGACCAAAGACTTCGAAATCTGCTGGTAAATCAGTCACCAAGTCCGTCGATGTCGGCATCTGCCAGCTGAACGGCGTTGTTGGATTGCTCATATCTGCTCCTTATGCGACGACTAGGGCATCTGCCCAGTCGAGTGTTGGTGAAATTGTGTTCCACTTTTCTAGCACTGAGACGTCTTGCCATTTCATGGCTTGAAGGCTAAATGCCAACGGTGAAAGCAATGCCGTCACCGAAACTGAATTGTATCCTGCACGGAATGTCCAACCCTCAACGAAACCCAGATAAGTTCCAGCAGACATGTTCAACGGTAAGTCTGAGATTCGCAACGGTAAGCCCATGAATATGTTTATAAGCGAATCACGGTCAGAATTATCCAGTTCTGGATTGGTCAATTCGAAAGTGATTTGATTGAACATCGGCTGTGGGAATGAACGCAGTGTGAGATAGAATGCAGCTTGATCATCGGCATCTGTGTGATTCTTCAAAGTCGTACTGATTATCTGAGCCAGTCGGCCATAAAGTCCAATAGATTCGGTGTTTTCGAATGGCGTCGTTTCGCTGGCTGAATTAGATCCATATTTCAATGTTATTGAATTGCGAACGTCTCCAGCTCTGGTGACGATTGAAATGCCGCCTGAGAGAGCTTGTGCAGCTGAAACGTCGGTGTATCCATTAGCTGCAAGATATTGGCTACGGTGAGTAGCATCGGCATAGCTTATGCGTCCATAGGAATCTTCATAAATATAACCCAGCCCGCTAGTGGCTAGAGCTGAAACGAGTGAATAAACGTCAGTTCTATCAGCTGTACGAGCTGCAAGGTCATAATCACCTGGAGTGTCGATCTCGCCCAATCCGACATTTTCGGCATGCGCCCAATCAATCGTTGGATCATAGGTCGCCCACGTTAAAGCTGCTGGCACTTCAGACCAATTATTGAGCAATAGATCCGTCAAGATTTCAAGAATCTGAGTGCCGTCGTGAGCTGATGCAAGCGTTCCATCAGTAAGAGCTTTCGGAAGTCTGGACAAAGCTCCCAGAGCGATAATTGAAATTGTCTGATTGATTCCGATGTTTCCAGTGGCACTGACCGCAATAGTGCAATCGGTAATTGTGCCGCCAAAAATAGGCGTAAAAGTTGCAGTTGAATCTTGTAATTCAATCGTGACCGAATCATTAATCTGAATATCGACGGTGGTCTGTTCAAGATTTATCAGTTGAAGATTGACGTAGCCAGCATTGGCTTGCTCATAGATATTGACACGGCCTGAAGTGATGGTCAGATTGGTTAAAGCGAAATTCGTGTAAATCGTGCCATCAATAGTTACACGCCAGACTGGATTCCAGAGCGTCATAGATAAACCAGATTGGCTGCACCATTTGTGCCGCGATTAGTTGAGTTATTGAGAACATCAGTGACTGCACGGGCAGCAGCTTCAGTATCAGCAACGACTGCATTGAAGTATTGATTGACCACGGTAGCTGTTGAAAGGCCACCAGTTTGAGCCAAGCGAGCAGCAGCAGCAGCATCACGCGCAGCGTTTAATCGAGCAGTCTCAGCTTTTAATGCATCACGGCGAATAATTGCAGCTTGCATTGCTGGCGAATAGCCGCCAATGTCGAAACCAGTTGCTGATGAGATGATTCCAGTAGTGCCAGTTCCCGTTCCTGTGCCTGTTCCAGTATCGAACCCACCGCCACCGCTGACCACTAAACCTTCTGATCCTGAACCACTGACGGTCAATGATTTAGAATTGTCTCCACCACCAAAGAATCGAGTAACTGGATTGTCTTTGATGTAATTGACGAATTCTTTTAATTTGTTTATTGTCGAAGTGATAAATCCGACAAGCTTTGAGAACCCAGTAACTAAGCCACCGACGATAGTTCCAATAGCCTGCAAAGCAAGTTTGAACGCGCCACCAAGTAATGGAGCTAAGTCATTTTTAATAAATGTCCACAAAGAGTAAAGAAAGTCATAGAACGGCTGCAATTCATCAGAGTTAGCAGCTACGGCTTTTTTAATGGTATTGAATGCAGAAGATAAACCTTCGAGTATTGGCTTTACGACGGACGCAATCGTTGGAATCACTTCGTCAATTAAGAAACTCCACCACTTTGTAAGCACTGGCAATAGATCGTCGCGGATGACCTTAAAGATTGTGGCAAACGCTGGGCCGAGCGTCTTACCTAAACTATCTGAGAATGCAGTAATTGCGGGAATTCCCTTATTGACGAAATTGTCCAACAATGGAGTCAATGCATTGAGAACGTATCCACCGACTGTCTCTTTAGCTTCATTGAATGTCTCTGATAGACGAAGCATCTTGCCTTGAAATGTGTCAGCTTTTGCAGTCGCTTGACCGCCGAAAGTAGTTGCCAGAGCTTGCGTCACATCATCCATGGACATCGTTTTAAGCTGCGCAGCTGATAATCCAACGCCTAGCTTGGCTAACGCGCCAGAATTGCCCTCGTAGGCTTTACCAAGGGCATTAGAGACGGCTTCCAGTGACTTACCTGAACCCGCTGCAATATCGAGAGCTAGTGATTGAAGCTTCTGGGCTTCGCTGACGTCTTTGGTGGCTCTGAGCAATCTCTCTAGAGATGGACGAAGCTGTTGATCCGAAACACCGAAAAGTAATTGATTCTTCTTAATCTGATCTTCAACGGCTGAAATCTGATCTTCAGTTGCACCCGTTACGTTGCCAAGTGTTTTAGCAAGTGATGCCTGAGCAGCTTCATCGGCAATGGCTGACTTAACGCCATCAATAAGCAACTTGCCAGCGTAAAGAGCAGCGGCAGCACCAGCTGCGGCGAATGCCAGACCAGCCTTCTTGCTGAAATCACCGAGCTTCGAGCTCGAATTCTCCACGTCAGCATTGGCAGCTTTGAGTGATTTATTGAGATCATTGACATCACCGAGAATCGTGAGCTTTAGGGTTCTAGATCCAGTAGCCATTTAATCCCATTCTTTCAATATACGACTAAATGCATTTTCCCACTGGTTGATGATGTAAGGCTGTTCGGCACGCAGAGTCGGATAAATAAACCATCCACGTGACCCACGACCTTGACGACCTGACCAGCTTGGGAATTGCTGAAATTTATTAGATCCGAATTCATAACCGCCCCAAAGCATCTGGGTTGTACCACCGCCCGAGAATTTTTGAGATGCGAAACCGAACGAAATCTGACCAATTTTTGAAGATTTTGAAACACGTGCGCCTTCGGCAATTCTATCATCTGCGCTATTTTTTGTATTAGTTGCAGCTCCAATAATTTTGCCCTGAAGATAAGTCGCCAGAGCGTTCGATTCTTTTTTAGCTGATGCCGTAGCTTCTTCGTCCATTGCTTTGAAAGCGCGATAAATAGCGCGTAGGTCAGATTTATCGTATGCGATTAAATCCTCAGCCATTGCGCTTCTCCAGTATCTCCATCACGGTCATGATGTCGTCAGCTGTTTCGAAAGATTTTGGATCTAGACCAGTTTCAATGGCTAAATCCCAGACCAAGCGACTTAGGCTTCCGACGGGATAACTTTTGGGCTTTCAAGCTCACCTACTGAAATGTCAGCGACTGTCTCACACCAGATTTCGAATGGCTTGACGGGCTTGCCCGCAGCTTCTCTTTTCATAGCGTGATAAGCCAGAAACATCAGATCACTGATTCCAAGCTTTTCTTGAACCTGTTGAATTGTGTTGCCTGTCTTTTGTTCCCACTTCATCCATTCAGGTGGAAGTGCCACGTGTGTGACACTTTCGCCTGATGAATGTTCGATTGCTATTGCTAGTTTCATTTTTGCTCCCGATTTCTTTTTTAGACGAGGACTGGTGTAGTCACGCAAGTGAATGCAAGTGAGACAGTCTGAGCATCTGGTGCAGTACCACCTGCGCTTGGCAGAATTGGCTGAACGTCGAATGTAAAGACTGCGCCTGATGCAGCTGTTAATGAGACAGATAGTGGTGTGTTTGGTGCTGATGTAGCTGCATTCCAGAGAGCTTCGCAAAGTGATGACCCTGCGCCCCAGTCTGCAAGCATTTCAACGGCGAATGAACCCTGTGTGTCTGTTGTGTAATAAGCCTTGCCATCGAGTGTCTGATAAGTGTTGATTGTTGAATCAACAGTCAGAGTCGCTGAAGTTGCTTGGGCATCGAAGTTATCACTGTCGATTGTGAAAGTGATGTCTCTGCCAGTGATGATTGTCGTTGCCATCTGATTTCTCCTAGTCGTTTTCCTGTGTGTAATAAGTCGAAACTGAAATGTCAGCCATTAAGAATGACCCAGTTCCCACGTTCATGATCGCTGGTCTTTCGACGTTGCCGACCACGTAACCCGATGGCATAGCACCGAGAATCTGAATGCAGAGCTGCTCTAAGCCGTCTAGTGCGCCTGCGTTGTTGTTATATGCAACCACGGCTGAAATGATGAAATTGATTTTGACCTTTGTGACTGCTCCATTGATGAGCAGACTTTCTAGATACGGCGAATCGCTAACGATGACGCAAGCTGGAGCGATAATTGTCTCTGGTGGTGATTGATAAACCGATGCAGTCACACCAGCCAGCGCAGTCGCTAACGGTGCGCGAACCTCTGATTGAATCGTCATTGCGCCATCGTTTCGACGTCAATGAACGGACTTAAAAGCCCGATGACACGGCTTTGGAGTGACCGGCCTAAAACGAATGGGCTTGGATTGAAATTTTCGTTTGTTGTCATATTGCCTGAAGCCGTAACCGATTGAAAGATTTCAACCGAAACGACAAGAATTGCAGATTTAACTGGTGGCACGTTTGCATAAAGTTCAGCTGAGGATGCGCCATCTAGCGTCGCAGTTCCTGATGGAATAATCACATTCAGAACGCGGTCAGCTTCGGCGGTTGCCACTGAGAATTCGTATGGGCGAATGACTGTGTTTGTGACGGTATAAGTGTCATCAAGTACGCCGCAACCAGCCACCACGACTGACTGACCCACCGCAAAGTAACATGGACGGATTGTCGTGAAGTACGCGACCCCATTTTCAATGCGAGTCGTCGCGATGGCTGATTGGTATTGCGTCAATAAAGGCAGAATTGTGAGTTCAGCCGAATCAATTATTTGGTCAAGATAAACATCAGAATAAAGAGATTCAGAGACACCAAGCACCGTGCGCAGCTCTTCAGCTGTAATGATATTTGGCATCTCTGATCTCCTATTCTGCTCGACTGGCTCGGGAGCGAACCAGCCGATGATTGATTGGAATTAGTCCGCGAATGCGTATGCGCCTGCTGCAATTTTTGTTGCAGTTGCGCCGTAACCGTAGAGCAAGATTCCGATGCTTCCATCGTTGATGAAATTAGTGCGAAGCTCTAAACGTGGAGATTCGTACCATGTGTATGCATCGCGATTAACGACATACATTGAGTTATCGCCAGTGCCTGAAAGTGCAGTATCAACCCATAGATCGATTCCATTTACTGAACCGCGCAATGAACGTGGCTGTGCGTTACCAGCTGCGTTCTGTGGTTGAAGTGCGTTGTAGATTGGACGCCCATCGACGTTGAATGACATGATCCGCCCCCACATTTGTGGAGAGACGACGATTGCATCAGCGAATTTGAAAGTGTTTGAATAAACTGAAACTGCTCCAGCTGAAACCCAAGCAAGCAATTCTGCTGCTGTGATGTCTGAGCCATAACCAGTGGCAGTCTTAGTTGCACCAGTAATGATTTGTGCTGAGTTGTACGCATTAGTTGCGCGAGCATATTGCGAAGAAAGATTCGAAATGAGCTCCGAGAAGAAAAGTGGATCTGATCGGTCTGCGAGTTCCACTGACATGACCTGATTACCTTTGAATGACTTAACACTCACTGGGATGAATTCTGACTCCATAACGACTGGAGTAACTGTGTCGAGTTCATCGACAACACTTACATCTGGAAGCTGAGTGATTTTTGGAATTTCGAATGTAAGACCAGCAGTTGGAAGTGTTCCAGTTGAAATTGAATCAATGGAAGCACGAACATTATCTGCAAGACCATTAACCACTTCGCGGAATTGGCGAGTTGGAATTAAGCCTGGGTTATCTCCAGAACTTGTTGCTGCTGCAATGTAATTGCGTGATTCTTCTGAACCGCGCATTGCTGCAACCTTATGCATCAAGAATGTCTCTGGTGAGACCACTGGATTGCGTGCTGCGATGAAATTAACAGGCTTGGCGATTGATGCCTGAACCTGAGCTGAAGCTTCTACCGTCTCGGCGGCAGTTGGCTCTGTGACGGTGTTTTCCACGACGTCTCCTTCTGTTGGTTGTTGTGGTTGTGCTTCTGCTTCATCGGATGATGATTCAGAATCTTCTGGTGATGTAGTTGCTGCAACATTCGACACACGTGCTGAATCGAATGCTGGATTATGGGTTAATGCAACGCCAACGAGATCAGCCTTAGAGACGACCATTGTGCCATCTTCATTGTGACCGAATTCGATTGCGTTTGCTTCGACTGAGAATCCATCGCGAAGTCCATCCATCGCTTCTTGGATTGCATCAGATCCAGCAGTTGTCTTTGAAATCTTAAAAGTTGCGTTGATTGACTTTCCATCTGGTGAGAATTCCATTGAAAGAGTCTTTCCGATTGGACGTGCTGAATCGTGTTCAAGATTGAGTTTGACGTTCGCTGGATTCAATGAACCAGATTTGAACATCACTTTTCCAGTCGATGCGTTTGCAGCTGTATCGAATGCAACGATTTGACCTGTAATCGTGCGAGCTTCGGAATCAGCCGCAGTGATTGTGAATGGTGTAGTTACCTTCATTTGATTAGTTCCTCTGCTTGTCGGATTTCATCAACCGTGAGTGCTGATTGACCCGTTACTGGATCAACGATTGAATTCAGTGTCTTATAGATATTGGCACGTTCTAGATCAGAGCCGCGCAAGTAGTCAGATAAGTCGTACTTCACCTCTTGTGATGATGGAACAAAATCTGGCATTGAAAGTCTTTCGCTTATGCTTGTCATCAGTGGAATCAAAGAGAAATCAAGCAATGTCTGACGCTGATTGACTGCGTTTGAGTAGGTCATTGAAGAGCCAGTCTCTGCATCAATGTAATACGCTGGAATTCCGCAAGCGCGTGCAATTTCGGTTGCGATGTACGAACGAGCCGAAGCAAGCTGCAATTTCTCTGGGTCGAATCCAACGGTTTGCAGTTCAACGTCAGCATTCAAGAATGCAGTGCCGCGATTGCGTCGCGCTGATCCCCATGACTCCAGTAGTTTCGCAATGCGATCTGCTGGAAGAGCCGTGCCGTTGCTTTTAAGTACCATCGACGGAATTGGTTCGCGGGCGTACATTGCAGCGGCACGTTCAAGCTCTGCACCAGTGCGAATGGTTCGACCCGCACGATTGAGCAATCCTTCATCGACTCCATTGAATACGACTAAAGATCCAATGCCTGAATTCGGCACTGGTGTTCCATCAACCATGTAGTATTCAATCTCGCTTGCGATTGAGTTTGTTTGAATAGTTACGCGGGCTGGTGAAACGCGTTGAACGCTTCGCACCCGATACGTGTCCATGAACAATTCTGTAATCTGCCAATATGCATAACCATAGAAAAGTAAATCTTCGCAAGTCCAGACATAAGTCGCAGAACCAGGAATTCGTGGATCTGGTGTGCGAATCACTCTAGGTGTTACGCCTTCGAGTTCCATTCCAGTTGAGCGATCAATGACTTCCAATGAAATCGAGCTGATGGATGAGCAGATGATATTGCGGGCGCGTGCGCAGCTTGGCACGGACATAGCTTCTTCGCGGGTTGCAGTTTGTGCGCCACCGAAGAATGGTGTCAATGAATCCAATGAGGTAACGGGTGCAAGTGAAGCCGCCACATCGACTCCCCTAGTCGGTGCAGCGGTTTCAATCTTACGAGTTGCGAATATGTCGCGAATAGCCATGCGAGAATTTTCTCAGGCTTAGAACACTATCCAACGAGTATGTCAATCTCCGTCTCTGGGCGTGTCGCAAAGTGTGAAACGAGAGCTGTCGCCACCGATGCGCAGACTGCAGCTTGCGAAGCTCTACGTCCAATGACCCAACCGCCATCTCCACGTCGAAGTTGCACGGCTGAAAGCATTTGAGTCGTCAATTCCTGTTGCTTACCCGAATGCTTCAATCTCTGAGAGTTAATCGCTCCCAACATCTCATCGCAAGCTTGTGGGTAACTGGTGTCCATGTCAAACACGGGAATTCCCGCTGGTACGAGACGCGATGCCACTGCGCCGCTAGTTCGCTTGGAATAGAGCAGATATTCAATCGGATATTTTCGGCAGTATGGCGCAACATCATTTGCAATAGCTTTGTCGTCTAGCTGCAATGGATTCGTCCAAGTATGCAATAGCTTCACCACGAATTCTTCTGATCCAAGCTTCTGCGCTCCAACGAGAGCTGCGTGTTTTCTGTCTGGGCTTAAATCAAGTCCAAGCCACGTCAGCTTCTCTGGATTAAGGTCAGCATCTGGATCAATGCATCGCTCCCATTCAGCGGCTCCAACGCAGCTTGAAATCGTCGTAACCCATCGGCACAAGACTTCAGTCATGACCACATCTGGTGGATCATTGAGAACGGCCTTGATGTTGTCGATGTGAATCGTGTGACCCAATGCTGGATTGGCAGATTTCCAATTTTCCACATCAGTGATGTCGTCAGAACCACCAGACCATTCCGCGTAGAAGATGTCATCCTTCGCGCCAGCCATTGCAGCAAGCCCGCGCTCGCGAGCTAAATTCAAGACGACGGAATGAGAATCACCAGCGTTTGTGAAGGCGTTGATGCTGGGATTCTTTGCAGCCATCAGGGTGTAACGCAATGAAGCGAATGATTCTAGATCGTGCATCTCGCGCAGCTCATCAAGATGAACCGATTCAGGTTTGCTCAATCCACGTGCAGCTGAACCACCAGCTTTGATAACGAAACGACATCCATCAAGGGTTTCGATTTCTTCATTGCCATGTTGCCAGCGGATTCGCTTGACTCGCTTCGCCAGATCATCTTGGCTCTCGATAATATTGACCAGCTGACGAAATTGCTCCAGAGATGTCACCAATCGGTGAGCTGAAGCCACCTGAAGCGATTCGTTCCAATGAAAGAGCTTCATTGCTATCAATGCCAGCATGTAGGTCGATTTTCCGTTTTGACGTGCGACACAGGTGACGTTAAATGGGCTAGCCCAGCGACCATCAGGCTTGACTTTAAGTGAGTGTTCAGCCAACCATTTCTGCCACGGCATGAAACCCGTGTCGAATATCTGGTCAGCGAAGTCAATGAGTTCGAAGCCTTTAGACGGTAAATCATTTAGTGGCGTATGGATTCTAGGCGTCAGATTCCCATAGACGTGAGCTGATTCGGGTTCAGAAACCGATTGCAGCCGATTTGAGCCTAGTTCAGCCTTATCACCACTGAGAATGACTAGTTCGGGCTTATTCATGGCTTACGCTCTCGTTTTGAGGTAAATAACGTCCATGGAGAGTCGGGGGTGTTAATGCTGGTTCAAAAAACCGACCCCCTTTGCTCAAATTGCAGTTTTGGCACAATTGACGCAAATTCCAGTCATCATCCGTACCGTTTAAGCGTTTTGGGATGATGTGATCAATGTGCATGCGTCCTTCAGTCTGACCGCACAGCTGGCAGCAGCCGTCACGCGCCAATATCCTCAATCGAATCTTGCGCCACCTTGACGTTGATCCACCAGCCCAAGACCTGCTCATCAGTAGTAACCCTTTGCCTTATGAAATCTCCAAGCATTGCACATTGAACCATAACGATTTTTTATATATGCAATCGTGGCATCAATCTGACGGTAAGCATCAAGATTTTGGTAGTGCTGTGATTTCATTTGACCTAATCCGTAATGACTGCCGTTGATTGCATTTACATTCCAAGATCGATTTTCTTTATTTATGATGGCAACAAAGCATTGATATTGCTTTGCATCAATAATCCT